CTGAATATAGGATCACAGATATTTACTCTGTCTCTGGTGTCAGAAGAGGCAAGAATTTTAAAGCATATCAGTTTCAATATAAGATTATGGATGAGAATACAGGCAACTGGCCAAGTAATTTCAAGAAGATTACCAATCAGGATAAAAAGAAACTGAAGATTGAAAAGGATGCCTTGGAGAATGTTTTAAAAAGTCAGGCACAAATAATTGAAGATGCATACTTTGAGGACATTGCTGAAAAGGCATTGGATGCTAGAAAGATGTCAATTAACAGGCCTGTGAAGGGTATCAGGGCTAGGTCTTTTGACAATGATCAAAGACATTACAACCTGCATTTAAAGCCCTACTTTGGCGGTAAATCAATCAGGAAGATAACTACTGGTGATATTAATCTGTTCATTGATAGTAAAGCCAACTCTGGCAAGTCTGCAAAGCTAATCAGGCATTGTGTTGGTACATTAAACATGATTATGAAGTTTGCTATCAACAAGGGTTACATTGCAGTCAATCCTAACAATCCTACTGAAAGAGATAAAATTACTGGCGGTGAAAGAGAAAGAGGCGGTTATTCACATGACAACATTGCCTCTATGATCAAGGTTGAAAAGACAGTTTACCTTCAGTGTTTTGTAATGTTCTCAGCATTTACTGGCCTGTCTGCAAACGAATTGCAGGGGCTACAGTGGGATGACATAAGTTTTGATAGTAGAGCAGTCACAGTACAAAGAACTATCGATAACAAGGGCGGTATGCAGGACACAAAGAACTTCTACAGGGTAAGAACATTAGGTTTGCCAGAAGGGTTGATCAACATCCTCAGGGAATGGAAACTAAAGTCTTATTCTGATCTCTGGGTATTTCCAAATGCCTATGGTAAAAAACCTTTTGAGCAAAATGCCATGAGAAAAAACATCAAGAAGATTTGTGACTTAGCAGGTATTCCTGATTATGGTATTGGTGGTTTTAGAAAGTATTACAATACTAGCATGATCTCTGAGGTTCCAGACCACATTAGGAAGGCTAGGATGGGGCATAGCAAGCACTCAACTACTGCCGAGACTAATTACACCATAGTGGATTTAGAGCAAGCCAGAGATGCAAAACAGGCCGAAAACTTAATGAAGAAAGTGATGGAAAGATAATTATTCAAATTCAATCCCACCCTTATGTATCTGGGTGGGTTTTCTGTTTACTCTTCCAGTATCTATTTCTTTTTCGGCTCTAGGATCATCAACAAAACTTTCATCCATGCCTAATTCTTTTGGTGTTTTTTTTCTATTTTCTTTTTGTATATCTTCAAATATTTTTCTTAGTTCTGGATTACTGGACACTCTATCCCCTCTACACTCATAACAAATAGAATATTTACGTCTTTTGTGATTCACTTTGCCGAGAGTTTTTCCGCACTCGGAACAGTAATTAAATTTATTTTTAGCAAAAATACCTTCAACTACAGTCGCACAGGATGGACACTTATATACATCCTGCAATTCAGTCCTGTTCATAACAGTTTTACAAGTAGGACATATGTTCATTAGCCCCAGTCCTTCAGGGCTAACTCACCAGTTATTCCGCCAAATCCCACATTATCAACATGGGAATCAGCATTAGTTGGATCGTGGGCAATTCTGGATATCTTTTGTAATTGGTTAATGATACCGATCTCAAAGGATTGAATTGGTTCTTTTGAAAGATCTCTTCCTTGGAAATATGCATTCAATAAGTCCGCAGTTCTGGTAAAATTAACACTTATGTCACCATATGCATTATGCCTGTCACCAGTAGTTAAGGCCTTTGCCTGTTCAAATATATCAGCTTTAGAAAGGGATTTTGTCATTCATCGGATCTTTTATTTTGCCTGCAAACCAAGTGTCATTTTTCTTGTATAAATTTGCCCAGAGAACATCACCATTACCAAGGACTATCTTGCAGTTATAATCGCAATGCCAATCCTCTGATTTTTTGTTATTTTCATTCACTGATACAGTAAGTGGATCTTCACCATACTTAATTAGTTTCTTTTCTTGTTCCATTTTATTTCCCTTCTATTTGGTTTTTTCTTGTATAAAAATAATCGATTGCCTCTTGCGTTTTAGGTTTTTCTTCTTGCCACATGGCTCTAAGAGTATCCAAAGTTCCGCATCGATCTGCTTTATATTTAATCTTCTCATATTCGTTTTTGAATTTAGGAAGATCTTTGTTTTCGTCTGACCCATTGTTTTGAGGAGACTTTGAGCCAGACTTTGATGAGGTTCCTTTGGAGCCACCCTCATCTTTATTGTCCATTGCCGAGTTACCATCGTCATCATCGTCAAACAGATATTCAGCAAATTCTTTTTGTTCGTTTTCGTCTACAGTGACAATGTCCAACATAGAGGCACATATAAGCCTTCTGTAATAAGTAACCGCAGAGGCTAAAGCCTGTGGATCATTTTTGGTCAATAGCACTGGTATTTTAGATACTTCCATTTGCAGGCTTGGCAGATGTACAAGTTTAGTTACAAATACAGTTTGGCCTTCTATGTATTCAAATGTATTTTGCAGGATTAAATCAAACTTAATCGCACTATCAATACACCTTTGTACATAGGGTAAACTTGCATACTTACTGCTATGAAATGGGTTTTGTGAATCTTTAATAAGAAATCTTTTTGCCTCGGATACCCACTTTGCCTTGGCATGATACAAAGATTGCATATTTTGTGATTTACCTTCTGGCTTATTGGCCATAGGTCTAGGTATTATTTTAGATGTCATTTGTCCTAGTTCTTGCATACTTCCAACCTCTTTGATCCATTACGTTGCACTTTAATTTTCACCCCATGTCCAAAACATTCACTGGCATTAGGTGGAACTAACTTTTTAATTTTATCAGAACTTTCCTTGAAGATTTTAGTGGCACCTTCAGTCTGGATTAGTTGCAGGGCAAAAGACTTCCAACGATCATCTGTTTCCATATCTACTGGCACTAAATCAGCCTGTGGAACAAAGTCCTGTATTGTTGGTAATTCATCAGGCTCAAAACCTAATTTTACGCAATTCATAAAGTATTTACCCAGATTAATAAGTTCTTCCTGATAGGCAGGATCAATCTTTACTTCTTCCAGAATAGGTTTATCACCGCCCCTGATAAAGCTAAGAAGGCCATACTCGACTGGCTTATCCAGATATTCCTGCAATAGGTAAGCATTCCAGTGTAGTTGTGGTGAATAGTATTTGGTTAGCCTTGGTATAACGTCAGCCCAAGCCTCATCTTTAGTAGGCCTGCCAAGTGTAAATTTAGCATCTATTACAGCTATTTTATTCTTATAGTTCTCAATAACACCATCAAGAGTACACCGCATAAAAGGATGTTTTTTACCCTCAATAACCTTCTGCCTCATGTTGATAGTGGTCTGGAGATAATGCTCAGCCCATTCCAGATTGAGCAATTCAGTAATGTGACCCATTACAACAGGCCAAACCAGTGTCAAATCATCTGGTTCTTTTTGGTCAGACTTTTCAAGATATAGATTGTTTACTTTGTCTTTTTTCCCAGAGGCAATGATATTGATCTCACTGCCACCCAGTTTCTTTTTTCTTGCAGATAGGCTTTTTTTATCCATCCGCATCTTTTCAAAAAATGGTAATGCCATGTAGTCTCCTCATTAAATAATGAAGATATTATACTACAAGGCATAAATAAGCAAATTATTCCTATAATTTATTTAATAAAAATTAGTCCGAGTACCCACAATCACATGTACAGAAAGCATTTCAGAGTTTCTTATCACTTCTTCCTTTATAGGCTTTAGTGTCTGAAATTTCATTTGCCTGTCAGTAATCTGGATCACTTTCCTAAAGATGCCTGTTACATGATCACCCTGTTTTACTTGGATGACTACATAATCATCTTCCTTGGCCTGTCTGTTAGGGTCTATATACACAAGATCACCATGTTCATATCTGGGTGACATTGCACTACCATGAATAAAACAGGCATAAGATTGTAGGTTTTCAACTAAATAATCTGGCCTGATAGTGTGGCTAACAAATTGTTTATGCATTTGTACACCTTCACCATTTTGCACTGGCATACCAAACAGGGGTAAATCTTCTGTATATTTTTGTTTATATTGTTGTGATTGTAATTGCTGAGATTGTATTTCGTTAGGGGTAACCTTAAAAAATTGTGTTAGTTTTTCTAAGTGATCACCTATACGTCTTTCACCTCTTTCCATCTTGGAATACTCAGGTTGTTTCATTTTTACACCGACAGCAACTTCACCTTGCTGTAACCCCTTTAAATTACGCAGGGTCAGCAAATTATTTGGATATTTCATTTTAAAATTATTATCTCCTCAACAAAAAAGATTGATATAATATTTACAGTATTAATTCAATTTATTTGTTAAGCAGGAGGTGCGATTGGAGGATTATCCCAAACTTTTAAATTAGATAATCCATGCATAAATGCCTGTTTGCATATATGAAGTTTAAAACATCTTGGTTTTCTTTTAATTATTTTTTCAAATTTATCGTACATTTAACAAGTCCTTTTTATTAAGTGGTCTTACTTGAGCCAATTCCACTCATTGATTGATTAAGTAGAATATATGCCTACAAGTTAAATGCAAGCATAAAATATATATTCAATTTACATGTTAATTATAGTTGACATCCATATATGCTTTATGCTTTAAATATGCCTATAATGAATATTATTATAAGACTTATTAAATATACTACATATGGTGAGAGGCAATGAAATTACAGGCATATATGGTGTCTAAGGGCATCAGACAAGTAGATTTGGCCAAAACTTTAAAGGTAAATCAGTCATCAATTAACAAGTGGCTGTATAAAAAATCTTTGCCTTCTGGGAAACATATGATCCGCATTTTTAAGTTATCTGATGGGCAGGTAAATTTAAAGGACTGGATCTAATGGGTAAGTTTTCCAGAGATAAAGGGTATAGGGTTGAGAATAATCTCAGAAAACAAATCTTATTACATGAAAATATGGAATGCATCAGGGTGCCATTGAGTGGTGGTGCCAGTATTAAGGGTGATTTGATATTTAATAAAAAAGGCGGTGAGAAATGGGAGGCCGAGGTCAAGGCAAGGGCTGATGGTTTTAAAAATTTATATAAATGGAAAAGTGGGGCGGATGCACTGATTTTAAAGGCCGACAATAAAAAGGCTTTGGCGGTTATTGATCTGGATGATTTTATTACTTTGATTGAGGAGCAAAAATAAATGAGCATGAATGCGATTGCGTGGTGTATTAGGCAAAAGATTAAGGATCAAACTGACTGGGCTATATTGATGCGGATATGTGATCATTATAACGATAGTTTAGGATATGCCTATCCATCGCAAGACAGGATTGCCGACCAGATTTTAGCCTCGACAAAAACAGTACAAAGACACATAAAAAGTTTAATTGAATTAGGTTATTTGCAGGTTGTTAAGTCACCAAATAAGGTGAATAAATATGTAATTCCTGCATTAAAAATGGATGCGACAACTGTGTCTCTTCCAGATTTGGATGCGACACCTGTGTCCCCTGAACATATATTAGATAATAATATAATATCAGATAATATAATCCCTTTAACTAATATATCTTCTAATATAATAGTTAAAGGCTCAGAAAATGAAATTTTAAGTTCTACTCAATGGTTATGGAAGTATCATTTAAAGTGGTTTGAAAAGAATGCACCTAGTGTAAAAAATCATAGAACAGTTTTAGCTAAATTAATTAATACTGCATCCGATAATAAGACTGATTACAGGGATAGGGCATGTGATGAATTACACAAAGTTTTCCTGCATTGTCAGAAGGATGTTAAGCATAACCTTGTTGAATATCTAAATGCTACATCCAGAAACATTGCCGAGAAGTTTAAACAGAAACCTAAAGAAAGGGTTTTGAGTGACTTGGCATCTGCAACTATGGAAAAAAATTTTCAGAGGATTTACAAGGCTACGAAAGATGTAGCAGGTTGGGGTGGTCTTAATTATCTGGAAATAAGAGAGGAATATGAAAAGGCCTTTAAAGAAGGATCTATTATGTTTAGTCATACGAGGCAGAAGGCAACAGCCGATCAGATACTTGAGTATTTTGGGGTTAGATGAAAAAAAAGAAACAACAAACTCCCAGAACTGAAAGAGTATTACCTACACCTGAGTTCTTAAAAAAGTTTGATGTTGAAGAAAGACAAACCGAAAGAGCAGGTGAAAAAAGATTATATATAACCAATCAATTATGGATCGATACCTATTTGAAGAAAGGCATTATTGATTATTCACAGCACCTGACAGCACAAAAATTACTTTCCCTTTTTAGGAGGGCAGGCAGACATCAAAAGGTTACAATGACATTTACCAAGGAACCATTGCTAAAAGGTGGTGAGAAAGGCTTAAATTTAGATGAGGGTGCATTTTCAGATTATAATAAGCTACAGGGATTGATGGGTAAACAATCGTTTAGTATTTGTCAGGATGTTGTGTGTTTTAATTTGAGTGCCAAGGACTGGGCAATAAAAAACCGCAGAAACATTAAAGCCTCTGCGGAAGTGTTTAGGATAAGTCTGGATGATCTAGCCGATGCCTTTAAGGATCTAGGCCTCTAGTTTTTTACTGCGAACTTCATCATTCCATTTATGCCGTTTGTTTAGGTGAAAGTCCACTTCATCAATCTCTCTGGAATGCTCCTTAATCCTGCTTTTAAAGTGGTGCATGGATTTGATGCATGGACTGCCTTTCTTGATCTCTAGCTTTAGATATGCCTGATTAGCATCACGATTTAACAAGTGCCATTTACGAACAGTCGTTAATTCATCTACTGATAAAACTAAACTCATGTGAATAACACTAAGGCTGTATATGCATAGACAAAAAGCAATGGAATGCATATGATATGAACGATAAGCTGTAACATAGTAACTCCTCTATAATATTACTTATAGGCATATAATAGGCATAATATAATTAAAATCAATCTTTTTTGTTGACATAGGGGGAATTTGAATTGTAATGTTTTTAAATAATGAATAATTGCCTAAATGAAAAGTTTAAC